GATGGCTATGGCCTGGCGGGGATCATTGACAAGATAAACCCGACACATGCCTTCATCGAAAACGTGTCCAGCCGGCCGCGCCAGCAAGGGCAGTTTCAGTTCGGCGTCAACACAGGCGTATTGCACGGCATCATGTATGCGTTCGGCGTTGAGATCACGCTTGTGCCGCCCGCCGTGTGGAAGGGCGTGTATCAGTTGAAGCGCGGCGAGGGCGAAGACAAGTCACAAGTCAAAACCCGCGCGCGCGAGATTGCATCAAAACTATACCCAGACCAGGCGGATTTCTTCGCACGCGTCAAAGACGATGGCGTCGCGGAAGCGACATTGATCGCTCTCTACGGCTTAGGCGTTGTGAGCAAGAAAGGTAAGGCGAATGGATAACGCGAAACCATACATTTCTTCCATCGATCCTCACGCAGTCCTCAAAGAATCCGCAGAGATCATTGGAGATCGCGGGCAAGATTACGGAGGGATCGAAGAGAACTTCACCAACATTGCAACAATAGCGAACTCGATGCTCTCCCCGAGATTGCATCTGCGCGCCTATGACGTTGCTATTATATTAACAGCAGTCAAAATGGCGCGGATCAAAGCCTCGCCGAAAAAGCGCGACAACTACGTTGACGGCGTCAACTACCTCGCATTCGCGGCTGAACTGGCGAAATAAAATGGCCTTTGATCGCAAAGCTTGGGACGCGGCGAACCGCGAAAAGCTGAAACTCTATTCTGTGCGCTATCGCCTGCGGCAGAAGGGTGAAGACTTGATGCCCGAGACGCTCGCTCAACTCCAGGCGCAGCGTGAGGCGAAGAAGGCCGCAAGCAAGGAGCGCGAGAAAGAGCGCAAGAAGCGCTACAGGGAAAAGACAAAAGAACAACGCAACGCCAAATACCGCGAGCGCTATCACTCCGACCCTGAGTTCCGCCGCAAAGAGATCGACAAGCGCATAGCGGCGTTGGGCTACCGCACAGCGGCGGCGCGGGCGGAGCGCGCGGCCATCAAAGACGCCAAGTTAAAAGCCAAAGCCGCAACCAAGGAACACGCCCGCGAAGAGCGGCTGCGCCACAACCGCGAAGAGGCGGCGAAGAAACGCAAGATGGAAAACGCCAAGCGGCACCAGGAAGCGCTCCAAAAAGCGGCGACGATAGCGCCCAAACCCGTCAAGAAAACGATGAACACACGCAAGCCTGGCAGGCTCGTCGCATTGGCTGGGTGGCATGGATGGTGATGCGCTTTCTCCGATTCCTATGTTCGCGCTTCAAACGCAACACCAGCGCCAAGCGCAATTTTGGTTTCCCAAACGCAAACAGCCCGCGCGTTAGGGTTCGTATTCAAATCGGCGGGCGGGAGTTCACACAATGATTCATCTTGTAGACACCTCTTATCGGATCTCAGGCGACGAACTTAACCGCCGCAATGGCGCGACGGCGATGAACGCCGTGTTTGCCACTCTGCGGACGTTGGGCCGCGATCAGTTGCCGGTTCTCGACCGCGACTATCAGATTTTCACGATGATCCACGCTGCGCTGAATGGCCTGGATGTTGGCGAGGTCGCCCAGGCTCCGGCTGGATCTCTCGTTGCAGCGGAACAGGCCAAGAAGAATCCGGCTCTCGACAAACTGGACGCCGGCATGGAGCGGGCGCTTGGACTGGTTGATGAGATAGAGGCTGAACCCGCGCCGCGCGGCAAAAAGGCCGTTGCGTGAGAAGCGTCCTAGAATTTGCAGAGGCGTTTGCCCTTTGCATGATTATCGGTGTGGTCGTCCTGCTTGGGGCGGCCACTCTGATTCATGCGGTGTTTGACAAGCCCGAATACCGCTTTGATCTCACCCAACCGCCCAACGCGCTTCTCTGCCCAGATAACGCGGGCCACTGCAAGGCGGGGCAATGACGACAAAAGAAATCATCTGCCTTGGCGTTGGCGTTCTGATCGGCGTCGGCGTTGTCTTTTACCAGACAGACATGCCGCGCTCAGAGACATGCGAGACATATAAGGTCGCGCGCAAGGTTCAGACTGCATACGTTTTGAAGCCTCCGGCAGCGGAGGTCATATACAAAGCCTGCCCGCAAACAACTAAAAATGTCGATTCAGTTAACACACCAGAGAAACGTGTCGAAGAAACGCCAAAAAACGAACATGAGCCGCGCCGCCATCGGCGTCATAGAGTGCGGAGGTATTGGCGATGACTGACGACATTATTGCGCGTCTGCGCGAAAGATACACAACCGAATTAGAGCAAGAAGCCGCCAACGCATTAGCGGCGCAGGCGCGAGAGCTTGACGCCAAGTGCAAAGAATGCAGCGACCTGAAAATTGAACTTGCCAAGTGGGTGAACTATTGGCGGGACAAGGACAACAAGGCGTTGCAAGCCCGCATCGCTGAGTTGGGAGCGGCGCTGAAACCGATAATGAAGATAAGTTTGCTGCACGTCAGGCCAGAAGTTGCTAACGCTATCCGCGCCGCCCGCGCCGCTTATAAAGGAGAAAAATAATAAAATGCCCAAACCATTAAACAAAACCAGACGATACACGAATCCGTCCGAACTTACGGAATATGAGAAGAGCATTTTGACCCTACGCCAACAGGGTTTGACCGACAAACAAATTGCGGAGAAGATCGGGAATCTTAGCCCGCGCTCTGTGTCGGTTAAGTGGGTTGTCATTAAAGAGAAGCTTGCGTCACAGTAACAACGGGAGAGTAAAATGGGAAAGATCTTTATCATCGCCATGATCCTGACAGCGCCGCCGGCTTTCGCCAACGAGGCCAGCGACTACATCAACGATTACTATGATGCGCGGGACAAGATCCGGCAGGACGGGGATCGGTATTACGACCAGGCGGTGCGTGATTACGAGAACACTCGCGTCAAGGAATTTGAAATCTACCAATACCAGGACCGTGATGGCCGCAATGGTCAGATGCTTATGGCCCCGGTTCAATAATGCTCGAAAGCCCCTACCCTTATCAAAAGGATGGCGCGGCCTGGCTCTCTCAACAGAGTCAGGCCTTGCTCGCTGATGAAATGGGTTTGGGCAAATCTGCACAGGTCATCCTGGCCTGTGACATGATCGGCGCGAACGACATCGCCATCGTCAGCCCCGCAGCCGTCAGAATTAACTGGGATCGCGAGTTCACCCGCTTCAGCCCTTTCGACAGGCCATCCAAGGTGATTTTGACTGCCAAGGATCGCCCCGGCCCCGGCGTCAACATCATCAGCTACGACCTCCTCGCGACAAACGAGAAGATGCGTGAGGCGTTCAAGGCGCGGCGCTGGGACGTTCTGGTTATAGACGAGGCGCATTACGCCAAGGAACGCAGCACGAAGCGCACGAAGGCGCTCTATGGTCACGCCAAGCATCCTGGGCTGATGCATTCAGCGGAAAGATGCTGGCGACTGACGGCGACGCCAGCGCCCAACAATGCGTCCGAACTTTACACCCACCTCAAATCGATGGGGATCGAAAACCGGCCCTATTGGGATTTTGTCTTCGATTTCTGCGCCGGCTTCGACGCGGAATACGGGTTCAAAATAACAGGCCACAAGAACACGGAGAAGCTTAAAGCTATGATGGCTCCAAAGATGTTACGGCGCAAAAAGGATCAGGTTCTCAAGAATCTTCCGCCGATCATATTTCACAACGTCACGGTTGAGCGCAGCCAGGTGGATATTGACCCATATTTTTACGAGAATTTTCGCGCGATTGGCATCCCGGCGTTCTTGGCGGATCTGAAGCGGATAGACGAAAACCTGAAAAACTCACTGCGCGATGTGTTCAACCACGGCTACCCAGTGAGCAACAACGACGCGCTGAAGGTGATCGAGGGCGCGGCCGGGTCTGTATCCACCCTGCGGCGCTATATTGGCCTGGCGAAAGTAAAAGCCTGCCTCGACATCATCGAGGAGGACATGACATCCGGTGCGGTCGATAAAATCGTCATCTTTGCGGTCCATGCACAAGTGATCGAGGCCGCCCGCAAGCGCTTTCGCAAATACGGCGTTGTTACGCTTTACGGCGGAACGCCGGCGATCAAGCGACAGGCCAATATCGACCGATTCCAGAACGACCCAGACTGCCGCGTGTTTGTGGGGCAAGTTGTCGCGGCTGGAACCGGAATCACATTGACCGCCGCACATGAAGTTGCGTTCATCGAGAGTTCGTGGGTGCCTGCGGAGAATGCTCAGGCGGCCATGCGCTGTCATCGGATCGGCCAAACCGAGAAGGTCCGGGTCCGCACATTCACATGCGCCGGCAGCGTGGATGAAGAAGTTATGCGTGTGGTTTCTCAAAAAACGCGGGAAATCGCAAAAATTATTGACTGAGGGGTTGCTAAGTTGGCAACCTTCACTCAATATGCAAATCAGTCACACACACTAACGGGAGATCACTGTGCAGATCACGTTTGACCCATACAATTCTGTCGAAAGAGATTTCGTGAATACGCTGTTGGCTTCCTTTCCCGCCGACAGCGTAGCGATGGCGAGCATGAAGCCGTCGAAGACCCAGCCGGTCGTGGTCCATAACGCCGGCATCGTTGAAGCGTCTGTGACCTCGGGCGGCTTTGATGACGACGCCGGAGGTGGTGAGGCTCCTCCCGCCGCCACCTCCGGCGAAGCGCCCAAGAAGCGCGGTCGTAAGCCGAAGGCTGAGAGTGTCGAAACTGTTGCCCAGACCGTTGCCGAATCAGCAACGCAGGCCCAGGAAGAGGTTCTCCCCACTTTGGACACAGTGCGCGCGGCGCTTCAGTCCTACACGGTGGCGAACGGCATCGAGGCCGGCGTCGGTCTGTTGAAGCAGTTCGGCGCGGCGCGCGTCAGCGAACTGGCGGCCGGTGAATACGCGGCTTTCATCAAGGCCTGCAAATAATGGCACACGCAAAGCTTTCCCCCTCCGGCGCAGAGCGCTGGATGACATGCCCCGGCAGCATTGTGCTGTCGGAAGGTATGCCGAACCCCGACAGTCCATTCGCTGCGGAAGGCACCAAGGCGCATGAACTCGCCGAGTGCTGGCTAAAAGGCGTGAACCCCACCGACAAGTGGTTTTTGACGCCGGAAGCCGGGCAGATGCGTGACTACGTCAACATGTATGTCAGCTACGTCAGGGATCGTGTCGAGGAGTTGCCCGACAGCATCCTCCATGTCGAGCAACGCGTCGCCGTTTCGACGGAGGTCTACGGCACGGCAGATGCGATCATTTGGCAACCACCACCAAAGCGGCTGCATGTTGTCGATCTAAAATATGGGGCCGGCGTCCCGGTTAATGTGGTCGGCAATCTCCAGTTGAAGATCTACGCTTTGGCCGCGCTTCTGACCATGAATTACGACGCCCAAGAGGTTGTCGTGACCATCGTTCAGCCGCGCTGTCCTCACCCGGATGGGCCGATCCGCTCCGCCACATACGATGCGGTGGATCTTCTGGAGTTCTTCGCGGATCTGGAAGACGCGGTGAAGCGCGTCGAGGAGGCCACCCGTGCGTATCACGCTTGAGGATTTTGCCGACACATATCTGAAGATGTCGGAGAAGGGCTGCCGCTGGTGCCTGGCGGCTCCGAAATGCCCGGCCATGCGGATGAAGGCGAACGACGCCGCGCGACGCGTGTTTTCCAACGCGCTGCCGTATGAGCCGGAAGAACTGGCGGAGACGCTGGATCTCCTCCCGATCTTGGAAGGCTGGATCAAAAATGTGCGGGAGTTTGCATATGAAGAAGCCGAAAAAGGCCATGAGATCCCGAACTACAAACTCGTTGAAAAGCGCGCCACCCGTAAATGGCGCGACGAAGAAACGGCTGCAAAAACGCTTGATCGCCTCGGCGTCGAGGCCTTTGAGCGGAAGCTGATTTCTCCGGCGGCGGCTGAAAAGGCGTTGCCGAAGGATATGCGTGACACGCTGGACGAACTCACCTTCAAGGAGAGTTCGGGTCACGCTCTTGTTCACGACAGTGACAAGCGCCCGGCAGTTAAAACCGACGCTCGGTCGGCGTTCTCCCCTACTCAAGGATCTTGAAATGGTTGATAAACTGAACACGCCAGAATTTCGCGCCGCTTATGCCGGTCTTTTCCGTGCGACTGCACCGCGAGAGAACCCAACGGGCAAGAAAAAATACACGATCCGCGCGATCTTCCCGCCGAACACAGATCTGTCCGCGATGAAGCGCGCGGCTAAAGCTGCGGCGGAAGAAAAGTGGGGCAACGCCATCCCCAAGACGATGCGTAATCCTTTCCGCACAAACGAGGAATTGGAAAACCCGATTCCTGGCGTCGGCGATGATTGGGTCGTGATGACGTTCTCCGCCAACGAAGATCGCCGCCCCGGCATTGTTGACGCCAATCTCGAAGACATCATCGATGAGAGCGAGTGCTACAGCGGCGCATGGTATCGCGCACAGGTTCGTCCTTACGCTTACGACACAAGCGGCAACAAGGGCGTAGCGTTTGGCCTGGAGAACGTCCAGAAGCTGCGCGATGACGAACAGTTAGGTGGCGGCCGTATGCCGGCGAACAAGGCGTTTGAACGCGTTTCTACTGCGTCGAAATCCGCCGACTCTATGTTTGAGTAAAGCGTTGCTGTCTTAGCAACTACGCCTCGCGCTACGGCGCGGGGCTTTTTAAGGCGGGCGCGATGAAATCTCTTCATATTGATTTTGAAACATACGGCGATGGCCTCAAAGAAGAAGGCCTGGATAATTACGCCTGCAATCCAGACAACGGCGTCCATTGCCTGGGCTATGCCTTTGGCGACGAGCCTGTTGAACTCCTGAATTTTCACACCGAAAAGTTTGCTGATGATCACCCCGTCCTGTTGCATGTGGCGGCTGGCGGGGAGGTGGTCGCTCACAACGCTGCATTTGAACTCGCGATATGGAACAACATTTGTGTTCCGCGTTACGGCTGGTCGCCGCTGCGCGTTGAGCAATGCCGCTGTACGATGGCGCAGGCCTATTCGATGTCGCTGCCGGGGAGCCTGGAGAAGGCGGCTCTGGCGCTTGGCATTGAGAACAAGAAAGACAAATCCGGCCAGTTGCTGATGCTCCAATTGGCGCGCCGGCGTTACAACGGCACGTTCTGGACACCGGAACAGAATCCCGAAAAGTTCGAGAAGCTTTTTGCTTACTGCAAGCAGGACGTTGAGGTGGAGCGCGAACTTGATGCGCGCATGATGCACCTCTCATCAAAAGAACAAGCGCTTTGGGTCATGGACTACAAGATCAATCAGAGAGGGGTTTATGTTGATGTCCAATCAATCGAAAAAGCCCTCGCCCTGGTCGAATCTGAAAAGGCCCGTCTTGACGCTGCAATGCTCGCAATCACCGATGGCGTCGTCGGCAGATGCACCGAGGTGCAGTTGCTTATTAAATGGATTCGTAGCCGAGGAGTTGAGATCAACGGCGTTGCAAAAGCTGACGTTCTCGACGCAATGGCCGGCGACCTCCCAAGAGAGGTGCGGGTTGCTCTGGCTTTGCGGAAAGAAGCGGCGAAATCATCAACCGCCAAGCTGATGGCGATGCGCGAGCGCGCCAGCGCCGATAACCGGGTGCGCGGCACTTTGCAGTTTCACGGGGCATCTACCGGCCGGTGGAGCGGGCGGGGGATACAAGTGCAGAACTACCCCCGCCCTCGACCGACCACGACCAAAGCGCACATCGCGGATATGTTCGCCCATCTAGACAGCCGAGACTACATCGACATCAATTACGGCCCCGTCCTCGATGCGTTAGCCGATTGTCTGCGCGGCATGATTACGGCTGCCCCCGGCCATGAACTTGTCGCGATGGATTTCTCCGCCATCGAGGCCCGCGTTCTGGCGTGGCTCGCCGGCGAAGAGAAAGTTCTCGATGTCTTCAGGGGTCACGGCAAGATTTATGAACATGCCGCTGCCGGCATCTACCAGAAGCCAATCGAGCAAATCACTAAAGACGAACGTCAGATCGGTAAGGTTGCGGTTCTCGCTCTGGGCTACGGCGGCGGCGTCGGCGCGTTCCAGGCGATGGCGCGCGGGTATGGTGTGAAGGTCGATGACGCGCGGGCTGACGAGATCAAGGTGGCGTGGCGCGAAAGCCATCGCAACATCGTGCGCTATTGGTATGAACTGGAACAGGCGGCGATTGATGCTGTCGAACTTGGCGTCGTCACCAAGGCCGGTAAAGGCAAACGCGTTGTCACGTTCAAGAAGGCGGGGTCCTTCCTGTGGTGTCGCCTGCCGAGCGGTCGCGTCCTCTGCTACCCCTACCCGCGTGTTGGTCCGCGCGAGACGCCTTGGGGCGAGACGAAGCAAGCGCTGCATTTCTGGGCGGTGAACGCCATGACAAACCATTGGGGCGAAATCGCCACATATGGTGGCTCGCTTGCCGAAAACGTGACTCAAGCTGTCGCCGCCTGCCTTCTGCGGGAGAGCATCGTCGCTTGCGAAGAGAACAATCTCCCCATCGTTTTCCACGCGCACGATGAGATCGTTGTTGAGGTTCCTACTGAGCGCGCAGAGCGCGCGGAGGTAGAGGTCGAACATCTAATGTCGCGAGTGCCGGGCTGGGCGACGGGCTTGCCGCTCGCGGCCGAAGGCTGGCGCGGATTCAGGTATCGCAAATGAGTTTTACGAACATGCATCGCGCACTCGCTCTCGCTGAAGCCGGCTTCCACGTTTTCCCTCTGGAGGAAGACGGCAAGCTGCCAATCATCAAAGATTTCCCTAATCGGGCGACGCGTGATCGCGCCCTGATCGAGAAATGGTGGGGCGGGGGTTCCTCCCGTAACATTGGTATCAGCACGACACGATACGGCGACGACAAATCGCTGGTCGTTGTCGATGTGGACAATAAGCACGGCAAGAACGGCGGCCAGCGGCTGATCGAACTTGAACTGGAAGGCTGCGAGTTCCCGGTCACGATGGAGCAAGAGACGCCGACCGGCGGCAAGCACCTCATCTACATCACAGATTTTCCGCTCCGCCAGGGCGTGAATACGCTGGGCGACGGCTTGGACATCCGCAGCAAGGGGGGCTTCATTGTTGGCCCCGGCAGCCGTATCGGCGGTAAGCGCTACAGGCTGATTCACGATTGGCTAAAGCTTACAACCGCGCCGCAATGGCTGGTGGATAAGCTTGGCCGCGCGCGCACGGCTACGCCTCTGGCGACGACGGTTCTGGCTGGCGTAGATCCTGACCGCGCCGAGATCCGTGGGCAGAAATATCTCGAAAGTCTCCCGGTTGCCTCGGCCGGTGAACTCAACGACGCCTGCTATCGCGCCGCCGCGGGCTTGAAGGATCTCGGCTGTTCGGAAATGCAGGCCAACGCACTCATCGTTGAGTTCTGGAGAGCGGAACCGTTTCCGCCTTTCGAGGACATCGAGCCGATCATCAAGAACGCGTTTCGTTATGGGCGCGAGGCGCAGGGATCTCTCGCACCGGAAGCGGTGTTTGAAGCGGTGCAGGAAACCGGCGTGTTGTCGCCGCTTGAACGCGTCAACCAAGAATATGCTTTCGTAAAGGATGGCGGATTCATCCTTGAACAGCGCATTGGTATGAACGGCCTCGTTGAAACCAAGCATCACGAACTCGCAAAGTTCCACGCCTGGTATTCAAATCAACCGCTGGCTGTCGGCGATAAGATTAAGCCGATCAGCAAGTGGTGGATGGAGTGGCAGCATCGCCGCCAGTATGAAGCGCTCGTCTTTATGCCCGGCAAGGATGCGGGGCCGCGTTGGTTTAATCTTTGGCGCGGCTACAGCGTTGCTCCTTCAGCAACGGCGACACACCCGGCAGTCCAACAGTTCCTCGAACATGCATTCGAGAACGTCTGCAACCGCGACGAGAAGCTGTTCAAATGGCTTATGGCGTGGTTCGCGCATCTATTCCAGCACCCAGGAGTAAAGCCGCTCACTGCGCCTGTGTTTAAAGGCCGCAAAGGCACAGGTAAGAATGCGCTCGTTGAGTTCATTGGCCGGCTTATCAAGCAGCATTTCCTTGTTGCATCAAACGACCGCTATCTCCTTTCCAATTTCAATTCACATATGGAGAGCCTTCTCCTTTTTGTTCTCGATGAGGCGTCATGGGCTGGCGACAAAAAAGCTGAAGGCCGGCTGAAGGATCTCATTACTGGGTCTGAACACATCATCGAGCGTAAAGGATTCGAGCCGTATCGTGTCGCCAATCTGACGCGCGTTTGCATTATCGGCAACGAGGATTGGCTTGTGCCGGCGACACAGGACGAACGCCGCTTCGCCGTGTTCAATGTTGGCGACGGCCGCAAAGGCGATACTGAATATTTTGAGCGGATGCGTATCGGCCTGGAGAATGGCGGCTATGAATGCCTGCTTCGTTATTTCCTCGATTTCGATCTGTCTAAGGTCAACGTCAACGTCGCGCCTGTGACGCAAGGGCTTATACAACAGAAGCATCAATCCCTGCCGCCGTTGCAAGAGTGGTGGTTGGATTGCTTGGAATCCAACGAGATCATTGGCGATGATTTCGAGGGTGCGATCCCGCAGAGGGTTCCCACGAACAGACTAGAAAACGCCTTCAAGAAATGGGCGCGCGGAAAGAACATTCGCAGCCGCCTGCCTGGGCGGAAAACAATTCTCAAAGATCTCCGCGTTCTCTCTCCATCTTTTAGGAAGAACAAAGTCTGGGGCGAAACGGAGGATTCAACATACGCCTGCTTCAACCCAGGCATCGAGATCATGCGCGCAGAATGGGACACGTTTATCGGCGGCAAACACACATGGAGCGATGAAGATGAAGGAGCCTAAGAAAGATTCATACCTCACACCCGACGAGGTGGCGGAGCGTATGCGTATTACGAGAGGAACACTGGCAAATTGGCGCTCACGCGGCAAGGGGCCAAAGTTCATTCGTTTCGGTCAGCGCATTTTGTATTCGGAGCAACAGATCTCTCGCTTCATTGAAGAATGCGTCAACGAAAAAACCCAATATGAGGAAGTGTGACATGGAAAGATATCTCCGCGCAGCGAGCCTCTTTCTAGGGGCTGTTGGGTTCGCCTTCATCATCGCCTTCGCCATGACCGGGTGCAGCGACCTCAAATACGCCGAATGCATCGCCCGCGACCGCACCAGCAACCCCTGCAATTGAGGCCGCCATGACTGAAGACGAAAAGCTGCACAAGGTGGCGCTGGCGATCTATTGTGCCAGTTCTCCGTTCTCGATGGTGACAATTTACGACGCTCTGAAGATGGCCCAGGCGGCTATTGATGCGATGAAAGACGCAGGAAATGAGGCTGGGCCTCCAAAGGCCTAGCCCAAGCTATTGAACGGGGAAAAATACCCTCGGACCATCTGATTTTGTGTGTTTGAAATCTAGTAATATAGTCCTAATTGACATTCAAATAAGGAAATAAGTCTGCGACCTGGCTGCGACCTGAACATTTTTTAGGCTGTTTTTTGAGGCCTCAGAGAGATCTAAGTCTTTGATTTTGTTGGTGAGCGCGCTGGGACTCGAACCCAGGACCCCCTGATTAAAAGTCTCGCAACGGGGGGTCACTGTTGCTAACTCCGCATCATCGTGTATTATAAATCATATGCTCCGAGATATTTCGGGGTCACTTGCGATCAACCCGATTTCATATTTTTGCGACCTGGATGCGACCTGGAGAACCCTATGACCTCGCTCACTGAAAAAGCCATTCGCGACGCGAAACCCGGCGATGTTTTGAAGGATGATTCCGTGACCGGCTTGTCGGTCCGCGCCAACACCACAAGCAAGTCCTACTTCGTTTATTACCGCACCAAAGCGGGCGTCGAGCGCCGGCCCAAGATCGGCGACGCCGCCAATATCTCGCTGCCGCAGGCCCGCAAGATCGCCCGCGAAATGCTGGCGGCGGTCGCGCTGGGCGGAGATCCGGCCGCCAAGTTTGAGGACGCCCGCAACGAGCCGACCGTGCAGGATCTCTGGGACGAATATTGGAAGCGCCACGGCTCCAAAAAGAAGGTCCGCTCCGGCGAAGCGGACGATCTGAATTGGCGGCTGCATCTCGCTCCGCGTTTTGCCAAGCTGAAGCTGTCTGCCGTCAATTACTCTAAAGTCTCGGACATGATGGAGGACATGGTGGAGACGCCCTACGCCGCCAACCGGTCGCTGGCGTTGATGTCCAAGATGTTTAATTTCGGCATCGCCCCGCTGCGCTGGGCCAAGGAGAACCCGGTTAAGGGTGTACGCCGGTATCCCGAGACAAAGCGGGAGCGCTATCTGAGCAGCGAAGAAACCTCCCGCCTGGTGTCGATCCTTGACCGCGAATCAGTTGCCAATCCGGCGTCCGTGGCTTTCATCTATCTCCTGATCCTTACCGGCGCGCGCAAAGGCGAGATCGCCGACGCCAAATGGGATTGGATCGACGGGAATGTCCTGAACTTGCCGGATTCCAAGACAGGCAAGAAACCGGTCTATTTGCCGCCGCAGGCTCTGGAAGTTCTCGACCGCCTGCCCCAGACGAACGGCACCATCACAGGTATCTCGTCGCCGGTGAAACTTTGGCAAAAGATCCGCCGCGACGCCGGCTGCCCTGATCTACGCATCCATGATTTGCGCCACAGCTTCGCTTCCGCTGCTCTCGCCGCCGGCCTGTCTCTGGCGCAGATCGGCGAGTTGCTGGGTCACAAGAGCGAACAGACGACAAAGCGCTACGCCCACCTGATCAAAGATGTTGGGGTGGCGGCGGCGACGGCCACGGCCGACAACATCATGGCGCGCGTCCGGCCGCAGCCGCTGTTTATTGAAGGGTGATGCGGCAGGCGTCCCGCATTTTGCCGTAGTCGGTGACAAATTTATTCAGAGTCGGCGAATGGCCGGCGCGAATTTCGGCCGCAGCCTGCTTCTGGACTGCGGCCGAATAATTTATGAAAGGCGGGCAACCGTGCGGGCCTGTCGATTGGCAGGCGGCGAGGCTAAAAGCTGCCGCTATCGAGACGATCAGCCGTATCATTTGGCGTTCGATACTCCGCCATTATCTCACCTTGCCTAATCGCTTCATCCACGCGATGCGCCGCATCTTTAGCGCGCTGTTCCGCCTCTCCGATCAAACGCGCGCCGGTAAGCGCCAGTTTGATGACGAAGCAGATCAGGCCGCCGGCGAATATCGCAAGAAACAGCGCGTTCATTTAGTCGAGACGTTAAAATCTTTGCCCAATATCAGGCCGATGCCGCCGATCAACAGCGCGCCAGGCGCAGTCTCAAAGCCAGGTATATCAACGCCGGCCATTTTGAGAGCGGCGACCAAAATCAATGCGGCTCCCGCCGCCGTGGTTTTCCAGCTTTTGAGTATCGTCTCCATGTCACGTTCCTTTCAGTTGTGGCGAAATAGGCTCTCAACACGAGAGCAACAGCTATCATTGCTATTTTAACAACGATGTTCACGCGACAGAGGTCGGCGGTCTTTTACCGGCGCGAAGCTGCGCCAGCGTAAGGCCGCCCGTCCACTGGAGGTGCGCCATTTCAAATGACAGCCCCTCAAGCCCTAACGCCTCGCCGATCTCTCGGCAGCGCTTGAATGTGCGCGCGTCATTCCATTCCGCCTTTCCGTTCACGATAGGAACGAAATCGAAAGCGAGCCGGTAATTATGGAACGACTGTCCTGCTTTAGCGTATGTGACGATCCGCCCAGGCTTTGTGCGTCCCTGGGCATAAATCGCATTCTGGGATTCATTGTCTCGGTACGTCGAGGTGATGAGAACGTCGATGCCGGCTTTCTTGCAGGCCGCGATAAAAGCTTTCGCCTTAGCCGCGACAACCGGGTTTAAATCTTCAATCTTGCGGCTGTTGATCATACCTTGTCCACCTTGCCGTCTAACCGGTCAAAGATCTTGCCGAGCATTTCCTCAATGCGGCGGAGGTCATCGCGGTAATCATCCTTGCTGAGATATTTTAGCGGCATTGCTCGAACGTCGTCGTCTAGCCGCTGGATCGCCTTGCTGATGTTGTTGAGAACCCAACCGCCCAAAAACGCGGCTAGCGTAAACGCTACGTCGAAGGCGGCTTGATAATCCATAACGGGCCTCATGGTGTAGGTTCAACAATCTGCGGCGCATTCGGATCAACCGGCCACACAACGCTCGTGACAGACGCGATAAAAGCGTCAATGTCAGTCGTCGCTTCCATGTCGCTGATCGCCAGCGCGCATGTCGTCCGCACGGCTTCGCGGTATGACAGCCAATCAGCGGGGATTTCCGTGCCGATTTCCGTTTTGCGCGTGACAAGCCAATCTGACGGATCAAGCAGCGTCCAAGCCGTCTGGCGGAATTGAGAAGCCCATGTCGTTTTGAGGCCATCCAATTCTTTCGGGATCGCCGTCCAAGTGCCATCCGGGTTCTGGCTTACAAAGAAAAATCTGTCATCAGGACGCGGGTAATCCGGTATCTCCGTGATGCCGATTGCGGCGCGTTCTTCCGGCGTGGCGAGACGCAGCCAGTTGGCCGGATAGCTTGTGCCATCGTGTTCAAACGGAGTGTCGAGCGGTAGAATGCGCCCGTCGAGCATAAAAGTCATCGTTACCTCGCTAGAGAGTGCTTCCACGCCTGCCCGCGCCACACGCGATAGACAGTCGAGTGATTGACATTAAATTCATTTGAAAGCGTCTTATAGCTTTCATCACTACGGCAGCGTATTTCAGCAACCTGTTCTTCTGTCAGCTTGCTATGTCCCTGCATTTCGCCGCGCGCTTGCCTGTCCTTGGCTATCTTGTCTGCGACGTTTTCTTGCGTCGTGCCATAGAACAAGTGCGCCGGGTTACAACAAGATGGGTTATCGCATGTGTGACAGACGCTACGGCTATCCTCACCAAAATGGACGCGCGCAGAGAACCGATGCGAACGGAGCATCTTTCCTGCATGTCCATCCCAAAGCTGGCCGTAACCGTCCTTGTCGAAAGGGCCAGTCCAAGGCCAGCATTCATCAACACCACGGCGGTCAACCTTGGCCCAAAACTTTTCTAAAACGTCTATTTTCTTGCGTCCCATGTCAGCGCCCCAAAGCATACTTAAATGGCACTTCCGCAAAGGCGGCATAGATGTATGTGCCGCCAGAGGCGTTATTCTGTGCGTCAATGTTTCTTGCTTTCCAGCCGTTAGACAAAATGTCTAATCCAGCGCCTTGGTTTGCTCCTTCGGCATTGCTCAGATTTGGATATAGCCGAAGATCATTTACGTTGTAATCAATTCGCGCTGTATCGTAGATAACCCAAGAGTTTGTTGTGTCTGTCCGCTTAATCATTATGTATCGCGGCCTAAACCCCGTGAACACAAACGGCCCATCGGCCGAACCATTACCCGTATAGCTACCAAAGGCGCTGTAGCCCGCGACGGCGGCGAAGCAGTAGGCGACAAGCTTTTTGGTGCTTTCGTTTACACCGCCGCTTGAACCTACACTGAATACGCTTGACGTTGGCGAAGTAGAGTTCCACGCGGTTGCGTCAGTTGTCGCTGCCGATGTAGCATCAAGATATAGAATT